ATCAAATACTGCTGCACCATAAGTATTAGCAGTAACATTATCGTCAGGCATTGAATAACAATATGTAAATGTGCGACCAGTATCGGCACTTGCGCTTGCAGCACTACCATTACCACTAAGGAAATGCACTGTGTAATTTGCACCTGTATCACCATTAAATTGTAAAGCACCATTGCGAATACCAGTTGAAGGATTTGTATATCTACCAATGGCTCTAACTTGCAAATGTTTGTAAGTAGAAGGGATTGAACTAAAAGTTATGGAAGCCGATGGTGAACTAAGTGTGGTAGTAGCAATGCTTTCATAAGAACCACCACCTGCGGCAAGTGCAAACTGCCCGTAGGCAGCCGAACTTAATCCACCTCTTGCAGAAATTATTGGGCTCATTGTGATCCTAGTTTATGCGAATTTAGTTTGGCTGGCGAATACAGTGAAGGCTGCTGAGCCTGTCTTAACTATTGTGTACACATAAGCATCAATGCTTGAGGCATTGCCTGCTGCAAATGCGGTTCCACCCTGGTATTTTGGAGTAACTGCTGAGCCGTCAATTTGGAAACCTGAAGCATAATAAGCGGTTGCTCCTTGAGTAACTAAAAATGCAACTGTAATTGCATCACCTGTTGCAAGGATTGAGTTTAGAGTAGCACCTGAACTGCCACGAACATTTAAAGTCCAGTTGGCTGAGGCATTAGTTGTATAGTAAAGAACGCCTTGAGTTATGGCATCAAAGTTTACAGTTCCAGTTGCAGCAGTTGCAGAAACTGTTGTTCGCTCCTCTGGAGCAATTAAAGTTTTAGCGCTTAATGCTTGAGCCGTTGTTAAGTCAGCAGTTACACCAGTATTAATTGATAAGGTTACAGTTCCAGATGTTCCGCCACCTGATAAACCAGTTCCAGCAGTTACGCCTTCAATATCACCAGTTGCACCAGATGCAGCCCAGGCTGAACCTGTGTAATACCAAAGTGAGTTGTTATCTTTAGTGTAGGCAAACTGGCCTTCTTGCGGTGAAGTGATTGCGGCATCTCTTGCTGCGGTATCGGCAAAAACCAATATACCTTGCATCAAGTAGCCATTAACCTCAGATGCGGTTAGAACATCTCCAGTATTGAAGGTTTTAAAACCCAATCCTGCTGCCATTTATTTTCTCCTTAGTTAATAACTCAGAATACCAGAACCCAGGCGGCCTTGATCAGTGGTGCTATCAAGGATGAACGCCTGGATTAGAGGTTCTGCGGTTAGTATTTTAGTGTTAAAAGTTCTGTTTGTAATATCGTGCTGAACGCCTTGAACGAATAGTTCTTTGGTAATTGTTGATCCACCTGGAACAGTTTTAGTTACATTTACCAAATCAAAGATTTCCAAATTTAAACCTGCAAGGATTCCAGCCGTTTCACTTGGATCAAGTAGGGTCATGGTCATTGAATCAATACGATCAGTAGTATCTTTTCTGGCTACCAATAGCGTTCTAGCCTGATCTAAAGCCTCAGCATCGGTTTGAACCAGGATACCCTCTCGCCTGCCTGAGTGTAAGAAGTAGGTATCTATTGAGGTTTGATCAAAAACATTTTGGCTAGTTCCATTTAGACGGGTTACAGTTACATCATTAACCAACAAAGTATCATCATTGGCAAACTCGATCTGCTGATAGCCAATACCTGTTCCATCATCGGCAAATACTGTTGGATTCTCATCTGCCTTTTTACTTATAGTATCTCTTGAGAAAAAGGTTGCATTTCCCTCGGCATCAATAAAGAAACCGCCGAACTCTGAACTTTCAACTAATTGAATCGCAGTTAATAAATCCCTGCCGCTAGTACCAGGATCGGCAATCATTGTGCTATTGCCTGCATTTATATCTCTTTGAGATGAGGGCCAACTTACAATATCAAGCAAGGTATTAATTCTGGCACCACTTAATTGAGGTGAGCCTGCTCCTGCAACTGTACTTATTCCAATGTTATTTAATAATCTAAAACCATCTACACATTGCAAAGTAATCTTAGAGGTATCATCAACGCCAAGGCCGTAAGTGCTGTTATAGGTAGTGATGTAGCCTGAGTAAAGATAGTAGCGATCAGTTCCACCGCCATCATCATAATCTGCCCAAATACGAATTTTGCGAAGTGGTAATAACTTTCCATAATAAGGAGATGAAGTATTGGCTGGCGACCAATCGCCATTGTTATCTGCTAGAATTACAATTGCAGAACCAGCCTCAAATTTATTAAGAATGCGGTTTCTGCCTCTGCGAATGCTTACCTGTAATGCAATGTTTGAAACATCTACTACATCTCCTGGTGCATCCGCCAAGATACCAGTGCCAAGAGGTGTAGTTGGATCATCTAAAATTAATGGGTTGCCGAAGGCAGGCCCGTTTGCAAAGTCAATGCTCACGCCAAGAACTGGAGTGCCTGGCATTACAGATCCAAAACTCTAGCGTTAATTGATCGGCCTGAAGTTTGACCAGCCAAGATTCCATTTCTAACTGTTTCATTTAAATCATCTGAGGTAACTACACTGCCAGCATTATTAACAATTACTGAAATTCCTGCTCGCTCACCTGCTCGATAATCTTGGAAACCAGGTAATGAATTTTGGCTAATACCAGATGATATAGGAGTATCAGGAATCTTATTAGTTGCTGCAATTTTTGCGGCTAATTGCTCAGCAATAGTTTTAACTCTTTCGACACCTGCTCTGGCCTCGGCGGCTGCTGCGGCTAATGAAGGTGAAATTGGAGTTGCTGGAGTATTAGCAGGAGAAACAAATGCGCCCTTGCCAACTGCTGTTAAATAGGCATTTAAATCAGCAAGAGCAGTTTTCCAGCCATCGGCTGCGGCTAATCCTGCTGCATCCCAACCTTTACCAAGATTAACATTGCCAGTAACTGCGCCAATGTATTTTACAACTTCATAATTAGTTGTACTCCATTTGCTGGCAAGAGTATTGATTTCCTCTTGGCTAATTTTGCTATCTGAGATAACCATTAAAATATCTGCGTAGCGTTGAGCAGCAATATTCATGCGATTCGCTGCCTCATAATTAGCAAGCAATTGATCATACATTTTCTTTTGAGCAAGATTTTGTTCTTTAACAAGATTTAATCTAACTGCCTCAAGTTGAATCGGATCAGTTTCAGATGTTGGAGTTACACCCATTGCCTTTAATTTGTTTAAGGCTTGCTGAGTAATGATTTGCTTCTTTTGAGCCTCGGTTAGTTTTACAGTATTAGCCGTTATCTTATTTGTATTAACGGCAATTGCAGCAGTAGATTTAACACCAGGTGGGCCATAAACATTTCCCCAACCATCATAAACACCATCCAAGGCGGCAGCCTGGGTATCAAGAGCATCGTTATTATTAGTTAATGTTTTGTAAGCAATTACTCCTGCTGCCGCAAATGCAGCAATTGCTGCTGCTGCTGCGAGTGCTGAAACTCCGCCTGTTGCACCTGCTGTTGCAACTGCTGCTGCGCTGGCTGATGCTGTTTGACGGGCAAAGGCTGCTGTTAGAATATTTATGGCGGCGGTTATTGCCACAATTCCTGCATAAACTTTAGTTGCGGCAAATGTGCTAACTAATAATCCTGCCAAAATTTTAAAAGTTCCAAGGTTGCGTTTAATATACTCAAAAAGATTAAACACATTCTCTATTAAAGTTGGAATTTGTGCAAGAATTGTTGCCAATCCAGCAGCCAAATCATCTTTATTAGCAGCAACCCAGGCCTCTATTTGAGGTAAAACTGTTGTTGAAATTGTGCTTGCAAATTGTTCAATAACAGGTAAAAGGGCATAACCAAGAGTTTCAAGAACTTCGCCATAGGCAATGTTTAAACCTTTTAATCTAAACTCTAAAGTTTTGGCACGAACATTTGCTTGATCTTTAAAAGTATCATTTAGGCTTTGTAAGGCAGCATCTAAGTTGCCTGATTTAATTATATTTTTATCAAGTGGCACACCAAGCCTAGTAAGCGCACCAAGATTGCCCCCCACCGCCTTGCTTAATGCTAAGGAAACCGAGGCTAAATCTTTGCCTGTTCCAGCCGAAATATTTAATGCTAAACCAAGAAGGCTTTGAGCAGAGGCAACATCCTCAGTTGCTCTGGTGAGTGTAGCCAGGGCAGGCCTTAACTCGTCATCGGCAACAGAAACTTCTTTTTGTAATAAAGTTATGTATTCCTCAGTGCTGGCAATTGTTGCATCTGTTGCGTTTGTAGTATTTCTTAAAGTAGATGCAAGAAGTGCCTGGCTCTTTTGATCCTCCATTGCAGCACGAACTGCATCGGTTCCGACCTTAACGGCAAATGCGCCAACGGCTGCGCCTGCCGCAGCAAACGCCAAAGTTGCCTTCTTGGAAAAAGCATCAAATTGCTTTCCAAGTTTTGTAATATCTTTTTGTGCTTGTTTTGAACCTTTAGCGGAATATTGGGTGATAATCCGAGCAATAATTGCGCCAGTTGCCACTTTTAACTCCTGCCATTTAAATTAGTTTGTAATGTTTTTTTAGCATCCTCTAAGGCTGCTGCAACTCGCCTTTGGATGGCCTCTTTATCTTTATCAACAACTGCCCAAATAAGGCGTGAGGCTTTACCAAATGAGTTACTTAAATATCTAACAAATTGATTTTTTGAAGCATTAGCATTTCTGCCTGCAACTTCAAAGATTGCACCAGCAGCGCTGTTATTAATTAATGCACCAGCGCTAGTTGTATAATCACCACGAACTTTACCCTGAACACGGCTCTTTTTAATGCCAGCCTGAATTTCACTAGGATTCCAGGCTGGCCATCCAGCGCCGCCTCTAGTTCTTGGATTGGTGGGTGAAGTTTTACGCCAGCCACGCATTGGAGTTCCGTAAACAGGATTTGTAAATTGAACAACTAAATTATCTGCTGATTTCTCAGCCCTAGTTAATTCATCATTAATTACTTTATTAAACTTTCTGGCTGCCGCTTTATCAAATTCTTTTAGGGCATCAATGGTTTCTTTGATGCCCGTTAGAACTATAACTTCATCGGCCATATTTGTTTGCCTTTGCTCTTTCCTTTAGATAAGCGAACATTGCTTCCAAAACGCCATCTGGAGCATCAATCAAATCAATAGGAGAGATGCCCAACTCCACCGAGGCCGTTGCAATTGCAAAGGTTAGGCTATCTCGGTGGATTCTGAATTTGGGTCTGAAACCATTTCAACTGATTCTAAAGTATCTAAAAATTCAGGGCCAAAAGGTTTTACAACTCGCCCATTATCTTTCAAAGATTGCCAGGCGAGGTAGTAGATGTGTTCCATCCTTTGATCCTCTGCAAACAATTTTGCCAATCCTTTACCAAACTTTTGCTCAAAAGCAACAATGGTGCGAGGCCGCAAAGTATATGTTGCATCTACACCATCGTTGGTTTTGATCTTTAGTGATAATCCATCCATTTTTATTCCCCCTTATTAGTTATGATTTTGTTATTGCGCCAGAGATTGGCCAAGTAACGCTTGCTGTTGCAAGTTCCCCAACGGCACCTGATAGAGGCTGCCATTCTGAAACTAAGGCGTTAAATGCGTATTGTGGATTTGTTCCAGTTGTACTTCCTGCCACTGGCTTGATGATCATTGCAGCAGATGTTCCGATTGTTGGGTAAATAACTGATTCTAATGCACCAGATGCAAAATCCTGGAAAAATTCAACTGTTATTTGATTATCGGCTAATCCTGCTACACGGGAACGAGCAGTGCTACCAAATGCAGTTGTATCAACTACATCTAGTGAGGTACTTAAAGTTACTGAACTTACATAACTTGAAATATCAGTGCTGGCAAAAGTAATCGAAGCGTTAGTTAATACTATTCTTGGCATTATGCAACCGCCTTTGTTATTGCTCCGCTAATTGGCCAGGTAACGCTTGCAGTAGCCAATTCTCCAACTGCGCCTGAAAGTGGTTGCCACTCGGCGACATTTGCAGAAAAAGTGTAGGTAGGGTTTGTAGGCCCTGCCACTGCTGATGTAGGTGATACTATCACTGTTGTATTGGTTCCGATCAGTGGGTAGATTGTTTGCTCTACATTTGATGTTGCGTAATCTTGGTGAAATTCAAGAGTTAAGGAATTATCTTGCAAACCAGAAACTCTTGTTCGTGCTGATGTTGATGAAAAACCTGTTGTATCTACAACATCTAAACTGGTACTTAAAGTAACGCTAGCAATATGATCAGATAAATCAACTGAATTTATCGTAATCTTTGCGTTGGTTAATACGATTCTTGGCATTATTTCTCGGCTCCTTCTTGGATTGCTGGTTTGATAATTCCCCCTGCTGCCTTAATGTGGTTGCCCTCAATCAATGCTCCGATGTTGGCTCCTGCACTAAGCAATTCTTTTTCAGTGATTGCATCACCTTTTACTTTATTACAAACCTCTAATTCTGAGGTAACGATATAAGACATTTTTTCTCCTTAACCCCAAATTGTGAGGCGGTATCTGTAAGATAGGAATAAAGCGCCACCTGATTCATAAGTTCCGCCCTCGGCGCTGATAACTCTAAGTGTATTTACTGCGCCACCTAAAGTTCTATCACCTTCAATTGCGGCCTTAATTGAGCCAGCACCTGATCCTGCTAGAAAAGCATCTAACTTATCCTGGGCAACTCTTTCTGATAGGCGTTGAACAATCACCAACACATCGCAATTTGCTTGATCCAAGCCTCTTGCATTGTTTATATCGAAGGTGAAATCTAATTGCCCAACCACTGCTGCTGGTGGGCTTACTGTATCTGGAACCAAATCATAAACTCTCAACCCAGTAATTGTTTGTAATCTAGTTTTTAAACCATCTCTAACATCACTTGGAATCACTTAGCCAAGCCACCATTCTTGCGGAATGGGCGAAGCAATACTTCAACATCTGCATCAAGGCGAGAATACAATCTAACAGTTCCCATTTCAGGGCTACCAGCGATTCCAAAAGGTGATTGCCTGCGCCCAAATAAGCGTGATGATTGAATCATTGCGGCCATATTAACTTCAGGTGGCACTGCTGAGAATCCCCAAATGCCTTTAATTCTAAGTGATTGAGGTAATTGATAAGGAAAAATATAAGCGCCAATTGCTAAAACTCTGTTGTAAGGCCAGGATTTAGTTGGGTTATTTATTGGTTCAACCATAAAATCGCTAGTTGCCCAAACAGTTCCATAAGTACGATCAAAATTATCATCGGTGGCAACTTCGGTAACTGTTATCACATCATCAATGTTTACTGTGTATGGATCAACTGGAGTGTAATAGCGAGTTACTGTTGATTGAGAGGTGCCATTAACATAAAAGAAGCGCTCAGTATAATCATCAATCATTCTACTAGCCGCACCAATTGCTGTTTCTAAAGCGGTATCATCAACTGAATCTGTGATATTTAATGATGCTTTTAGTTCAGCAAGTGTGCAGTAACCATTAACAATTGCCACGCTTTATCCTTCTTTCCGCTTTAGGTAAAATCGCTCTTTCAAGCCTAGGCTCGGCAGTTGCCGTTTCCTTTGGCTTAATTCTTTTCTTAAAAATCTTTTTTAATGTTTCCATAATTTGTGATGCCTATCATCTAGCCAATATGATTTTTGATGAGGCAAAATTGCTCCAGTGTTTACATATATTGGAAAGCCAAGGGAACGAATACGGCGGCTGAAAAGTAAATCCTCACCTATCCATTCGCCATTTACAGGCCCATCCCAAAACCAGCACCAATTCTTGCCCATACTTGGATCAGCAGTTTCACGCATCTTTTCTAAAACACTGCGATGAATAAGAAGGCATCCAGTGCCTGCTGCATCTATCTCAAAAACTTTATTCTCATCATATTTATAGAGAGGTAAGAATCCCTCTGGCGTATCTTGAAATATGGCTGGAACTGGTTTTGGATATTCGCTCTTGCCATCATTAAAAGCGGCAAATACCAAACCTGCTATAACTGGCCGTTCTAAATCGTGGGCAGTATCAATTAACTTATCAAAAGTTGCCACGCCTAATTGCTGATCGCTATCTACCATAAGAAGCCAATCAGATTTTGTATTATCTAAAAACTGTTTAACTATTTGATTACGAATCTTAGAAAGTAATCCTGAACCTTTAACTCTAACAAATGGCCCTAATCTCGATGATCTTGATTGGGCTAATTGGATTAATGTGTAGGCAAACGATCCATTAACTTGGCCTGAATCGCAAGAGCCTATTGTTACTTTATGTGCAGTTTTCATAGTTCCCCCGAACTACTTAGGAGTTTAGGTGGCTTAATCGGGGGAGGTTAAGCCACCTAAACAGTTCTTAATTCGTTCTAGTTAGAACGAAGGTGCTGCTAAGCCAGTTCCGCTAATAATTGAAGCGGCTAATGGATAGCGTTCTGCGGTGAATGCGGCGTAGCCGTAAACAACGCTCTTTACAGTTAATGAACCAGCATTTGTCGCTTCAAAACGAAGTGAGAATGGTGATCCTGGTTGCTCCCATAGGTGCATCTCACGAGCATCAACCAAGTAGATTTCATCTTGATCAGTGCTTAGAGTAGTTGAAACTGAAGCATCTGCAATGATTGGTAAACCAAGTAGTTGGTAACCTGAGTTTGCATATTGTGCTGCTCCTGCTCCTGTTGCAACGGCGTTCATTGGGCCGTTTGCTGATGGAACTACTAATGGGCGATTTGAACCATCAACGCCTGCTAGCAAGAATGCTAGGCGGCGTGGGTGCATAATCCAATGTGTT